GCGAGGTCGAGTTCGGCCTTTTGCTGCTTGCTCTTGTCCTCTTCGGGCGGGCGCGGAGGCTGCATGGATTGGAGCTGGGCCTCGATTTCGTTGCCGAAGCGGAACCGGCGGGCGATCGCCAGGAGGACTTGCTGGGCAGCTTGGAAGGGCAGCGTCCCCGAGACGACGAGTGGGGTGACGCCTTGGAGGAACTGAGCCGTAGCTCCCAGCATTTCCACCATGTCTTGCTTGTCCTCTGTGGCTGCCGGGTCGAGCGTCGAGTTGGTTTCAACGTCGATCCGGTAGCTGCGGAAGAGGTCGTTCTTGAGCAGCCGGAGGACGGCTGGCCAGGGCACCTTCGTGGCCGTCTCGATAACCTCCGGGGGAGGCTGCGGGGCGCCGGCGAGCCGGGCGGCCATCGCCACTTCGTTCGCCTGCTCAAGCTCAGGCGTGGTGGCGTAGGGAAGCTGAGTCATGGCGACCCAGGTGTTCTCTTGGAACTTCGTCGCCATTACCTCTGCGGCCATCCGCAGAAGATCCCGACAGAACCGCGCGACCTCCTGTTGGGCTCGCTTGATCCGCAAGCCGCCCCATTTGGCCTTGATTTCCTGGGCGCCGAGGGTCTCGCTCGCCTTCGACACCCCGCGGAGAATGTCAGCAATGCCCGTGATCTCGTAGATGACCTGCTTGCACTGTTCGCGGGCGAGATAGAGCTGCTGGACAACCGTGATGAGCTTCTCGATCGGGACGAGCCAGATGGCGGCCTCGAGCCCCTTAGCGTTGTCGATCGCCTGCGCGTTCTGAATGGCGACGAGAGTGTTGTCCTCTTTCTTGAGGATATCTTCGATTTCCTTTACCTGGTTGTTGTAGCCGCCGCGAATCTTGAGGGCCTCGATCAGCCGGTTGATACGGACGGTAATGCGGTTTAGTTCCTTGGCCTGGTTCTCGTACAGCGTGTAGATGGCGACTGGCTCAAGGGAGTGGGACTTTTTGAGCAGCTGAAGCGGCCGGGGAATGGGGAAGAAGCCGCTGAGCTCGAGCGGATCGTCCTCTTCCTTCATGAGTCCCTTGGAATAGTGGGAGGAGACGAAGAAGACCTTCCGCGAGGCTTTGTGCCAGACCTCGTACACCTTCGCGGTTTTACGCTCAGTCTTTCCTTCCTCTCGAGTTTCGTAGTCCTTACCTTCCTCCTCCCCACTTTGCATCTCCGCGCCGGGAGTGTAGACGACCTCGGCGGCCACCGCTTCGCCCGCGAGGGCCGCGACCTCCTGCCGGTCCATGTCATGCTCGAAGGCAATCCAGGGCATGTCCTTCCACTTCCTGGCGTAGCCGAAGAGAACGCGGTTCCAGTCGACGGCTTCGTAGCACACGTATTCGCCGGCAAGGGCGTCGCTGACGATGGTCGCGTCATACTTGATGCGGACGTTCCCCCGGCCGGGGAGAAGGCTGTCCACGACGGCATCCTCGACGGCTTCCTGGAAGGGCTGCTTGATCTCCAGGTTGGGGTCGAGAGAGTAGCTGAGGGCGCGTTGGGCGGCGTCGCTCGCGGCCTTGCCAAGCGGGTCGTCGTCGCGGAAGCGGCGGGAGACAACCGGGCGGGGAACTGCGCCGAACAGAGACGGCAAGAGCGTCTCGGTGTTCGAGTAAAGGATGTTGAAGGGAGTAGAGTCTTGCTTCTTCCCCTCGTAGATTTCGAGGATGTTCCGCCCGCGCTTGAGATAGTCCTTGTCCCGCTTCCTTGCGGCCGCGAGTTCATTGACCCAGTAGCGGACGACTTCGTTGATCTCAGCCATTACGGAATTACCTCGATGCAAGCAGCGGTAGCTTGGTGCCCCCAGCCGCCGATGAATGGGTCATTGCCGCTTGGCGAAGCCGCGACGACTACCAGGGCGCCGTCCTGCCGGAACCTGTGGCCGTTCTGGTAAACGTCGGAGGCGGCGGTATCGACGGTCGTCTGGAGACGGTCGGAGTCAAACACGAAGCCGTTTTGCCAGACGGCGGTTGAAGGGACCGCACTGGCGCCGAGAGCGGTGTAGGCAACTGCGTTGTCGGCGAGCACGAGGCCGAAGCCGTTGGAGTAGCCGGTTGGGGCGGCCGCCTTCACTCGGAGGCGCCCGTCGTCGTTGAAGGGGAGACCGTGGAGCGTGCTCATACCCGCATGTCCTCGCGGTCGGAGATCCGCCGGGCAATGTGCCGATCGAAGAGATCCTTGAAGGTGAGCTGGGCCGGTGTGCGGAAGGTATCGAGCGGATTGACCTCTGGGACGGGCTCGCCCTGAATCCAGGGCCGGCTCATGCAGGCGTAGCGCGTTTCGTCGCCGGCGTGGTCTTCGGCCTCGGTGTCCACATCCTCTGGGTCATGGTCGTCGTGGGGGAGGACGGGGAGAGTCCGAATGGTGTCTTCGCAGCACTCGAGGAAATAGAGCATCGGCACGCCACCGCTCCCTACAAGGTAGTTGCGGAGCTGGTCCCACCCAGTCTTTCTCTTTCGGTCGCCGTGCTGCCAGCTCAGCCCGCGGGCCATCATGCGCTCGGCGATGGAAGGCCCGCCGTCGCGGATGAACATCGAAGGGTCGCAGACGCCATAGCGGATCTCTTCCCCGGCCTCGCGCGCGATGATCCCTTCGGCGACTTCCTCGGCGAACATCTTGAGCCCCACGTTCGGGGCGGAGGCCCCGTACCATTCCCGATACTTCACGAGGGCGCCTTTGGGCAATCCCCAGGTCCCATCACTCACCACGTACCAGCCGATGGAAAAGGGTTTGGCGCTTCCCCAATCCATCGCTCGAAATCGTAGGGAATAGTATGGGATTTTCCGCACCCACTCCATGCCCAAGACGTGCCTGTACTTGTCGAAGCAGTCGAAGAAGGCCCCGACGACGATATCCCAGTTCCCCGTGAGCCAGGCCTCGACGAGCTGCTTCGACCCTTGCTGCTGGAGCCGCGCGACGTACTGCGGGTCGTTCTCCATCAGGAGGGGATTGTCGGTGAGGCGGGAGGGGATGAAGACGCGCTCCATCTCGATCGGCTTCTTGCGCCACGGGTCGATGAAGGTCTCCTTCAGGACCTTGTACCCTTGGGGCGCGGGGGTGATGTAGCGCGCCTTCACCCAGTTGTGGCCGGGACCGCCGGGGTTCCCAGTAAGACGCATTCCCACCGGCACGCCAGTCGGACTCCTCAATGTCGCCCGGAGCTTGTTGATCGGTTCGGCGTGGGGGAAGTTGGTTACCTCCTCAACGTAAACCCGAGTGTAGTTGTGGCCCTGGTACTCCTCGGCATCTGCATCGCGCTCCAGGTAGCGGAACTTGAGCCGGGCGGCTCCCTTCCCCACATTCGGCATGGTCCACTCGGCCTTCTGCTCGTTGTACTTCGCGCCGAGGGGGAGGTAGAGCTGGCGGGATCGGGCGATGACTTCCTCGAGCTGCTTGAGAGTCCGCCGGACAAAGATGCCAGTGGCGCCTTGGCCGTACTCGGCGGAATGCTGAAGCCAGTCGCCGAGGCTCGCCTCGGTTTTCCCCCCTCCCCTCGCCCCGCCGAAGAAGACCTCGAAGACGGGGCACTGAATCAGGGCCGTTTGGGGACCCGGTTGGGGCTGCCAGATGATCTCGGGTGCGGGGGTCATGGCAAGGTGTCCTTGCTCGAAACTCCAAGCGACCGAGCGCGGGCTCGATTGTAAAGCCGCCGGCGAACGACCTCGGCGAGGAGCTGCTGTTGCCTCGGCACGTCCTCCGTGATCCAAGGGGGAACAACCAGGCGGTTCTGCGGCGGGGTCAGCGGGTCGCCGCGGAGGGCCGCGTTCCTGGCCTCGACCTCGCCGGCAAGGCGCTCGTAGAGGTCAAAGGAGCGACGGGGGGTGCGGTACAAGAGAGGCTCCTGACGCGCAAGGTCGAGGGCCGACCCGCCGGGGGTAAAGCCCTCCTTCGCCTGAATCTGGTGCTGAATCTCGTGGCGCAGGATTTCCCCCAGCTCCTCCTTGTTACCAGCTCGAGCCACGATCTCAGCCCCCATTTGGGAGCTCGTTCCACCGGAAGGGCCGCTAAAGGAACGCTCTAACACGACCCGAGGGGCCGCGCTTTTGCCTGCCCCCGCGAGTTCGGGGTACGCGGCGTAAAGCTCCGGGTCTTGGTAGAAGGCGGGGAGCTTCCATTGCGCCTGATAACCTTGACTCTCTCTGTTCGGGATCACATCTTTGATCTGGACGTGTTCCCTCCCAGGAAGCTCGAACCTCCACCTTCCATCCACGCCCCGAAACCAGCCCGTTGCGTCCCAGATCTGCTTGGGCGTCGCGCCCTTTGCCTCGGCCTCGATGCTCGCCACCAGCGTCTTCTTGTTCGCCGTCCGGGCGAGAGGGCCGCCGAAATTGAGCGCGCCTCCCGCCGACCCAATCATCTCAGTCAGCCGCTCTCGCTCTGCCCCCGGCTCGCCGCGGACACCCTCGGGAGTCATTCCAGCCGCCGAGTACCAGCCGGCCCGCCTGTCCGCCTCGACTTGCTCGGGAGTCATCTGGTCCTTCGCCACTGGGTACATGACGCTCTTGCGAAACTCCATCGCCCGCGCAACGTCCT